GGTGGGCGTGGTCAACGGCGAGGTGTCATCCGCCAAGCGCAACGACATCTTCCACAACTTCCAGAACGCGCGTGACCCTCGTATACTTATCGCACATCCTGCGACAATGGCGCATGGATTGACCTTGACAGCGGCGTCAACCGTTGTATGGTATGGTCCGATCACTAGTAATGAACAGTATGTTCAGGCCAACGGTCGTGTCGAACGTATCGGCAAGAAGCATGTGTCGAACGTCGTACACATTGAAGCAACTGAGGTGGAGCATCGCATCTACGAACGTCTGCAGAATAAGCAGAAGTTACAGGGTGTGTTGCTAGACCTGATAGCCCAGATGGGAAAGGAATAACATGTCGTTTAGCATCGAGAAGGACGTTCCGCTGCCGGAGAAGAACGTGCGCTGGAAGTACCCGTTCGACCAGATGGAAGTTGGTGACAGCTTCTTCGTCGTGAACAAGGACACCACGCAGATGTCTGCGCTGTGCAAGCGGGCAGGCAAGCGGCTCGAAGCACGGTTCGTCACTGCCAAGGTGGACAAGGATGGGGCGCAGGGCGTCCGAGTGTGGAGGATGGAATGAGCTTTACGGTCGAGCAGGTGGTGGAGACCTATCTCAAACTGCGGAGGAAGAAGGAGGCAGTTGAGAACGAGACCAAGGAGAAGGTCGCTGAACTCAAGGCCAAGATGTCCAAGCTGGAAGCGTGGCTGATGCAGAAGGCTGACGACGAGGGTGTTACCTCGTTCAAGACTTCGGCTGGCACGGCCTTCGTGACCAGTACTGACTTCGCCAACGTGGCGGACTGGGATGCTGTGCTGACCTTCATCAAGAACCATGACGCGTTCGACATGCTGGAGAAGCGTGTGTCCAAGACCGCGGTCCGGTCTCACATGGATGAGACTGGCGAAGTGCCACCCGGTATTACCTATGGCACCAAGCTGGGCGTCAACATCCGCAAGGCGTCAGGAGGTGACGAATGAGGTGGCTTCGCAGAATGGTGCGCCGCTGGCTGGAAGGCCCCATGCCGGAGCCGGGCATTGCTCGTGGTCACGGCGCGGAGCACATGGCCCTCCACATGCTTAGCTCTGCGGACAACCCGGCGACACACGTCGTGACGCCGATCCGCAATGGCTTCCTCGTCAGCACCCGCAGCTACAACCCCAATGGTCCGGACAAAGTCGACGCAGTCTACGCAGCAAGCGCAGACGAACTCGGGCCCCTGCTCGTCGCCGAAATGGCGGCGCGGCGTCTCACCAAGTAACGCTCAGAGAGGACAACATGAGCAACATCGTACCTTCCAACATCCAAATCCCGGCACACCTCGCACGTGTGGTCGGTCAACCCTCTGCTCTGTCGGCCGCTCTGGCCGGTGGTCTGGCAGGTGGCGCGGAGTTCCCGCGCATCTCCATCAAGGGCAGCCGCTTCCGCATCATCGAGGGTGGTGCTGAGACTGTGCTTGAGGACACCAAGCTGTCGGTCGTGATCGTGGGTGCCAACCCGCGCCTGTCCAAGACCTACTACTCCAAGCAGTGGACCCCGGACAGTGAGCCTGTGTCGCCTGACTGCTACTCGCTGGACGGCATCCGTCCGCATGGTGAGAGCACCGACCCGCAGAACGACACCTGCGCTGGCTGCCCGATGAACGCATGGGGTTCCAAGATCACGCCGATGGGCCAGCAGATCAAAGCCTGCGCCGACCAGAAGCGTCTGGCTGTCGTGGCATCCAACGATCCGGAGGGTCCGGTCTACCTGCTGCAGATCACCCCGGCTGCGCTCAAGGGTCTGGGTTCCTACCAGAAGGAACTGCAGATGCGGGGCATCCCGGTCGAGGCAGTCAAGACCGTGGTCACTTTCGACACTGACGCCAGCTTCCCGAAGCTGATGTTCAAGTTCGGCGGCTTCCTTGACGAGGGTGAGTACGCTGCGGTCGAAGGGCTGTTCAGTTCGGACAAGGTGCTTGAGATCACTGGCGAGAAAGAAAGCGCCGCTGAGCCCAAGGCCGAAGCCAAGCCGAAGGCTGCCGCCAAGCCCGCCGCTGTCGCTGCCAAGCCGAAGCCTGCTCCGGTCGAGGAAGAAGAAGCCCCGGCACCCAAGCGTGGGTTCGGTGCTAAGGCTGCACCCGTCGAGGAGGAAGAAGCTCCGGCCCCCAAGCCGAAGGCTGCTGCACCCAAGGCCGCTGCCCCGAAGGTAGAGAAGGCTGGCACTGGCTCCCTCGCCGATGAGATCGCCAACCTGATGTCGGACATGGACGATGACGACTGAGCAGAAGCGGATCACGTTCGAGAAGATCGACGCGCTCCGTAGGCACATGCTGCTCACGCACACCCAGATGGCAAGGTTACTCGGGGTATCCCGGGTAACCTACTACAACTGGAAGAAAGAGGGCCACCCTGCCGAGCGCAACGCCACGAAAACGCGGGCTATCCTAAAGGACATGCTCCGTGTTATGACAGAACACGAGTGGCCGGCACCGGCCATCGTGGCAATGGATCAGGACGACAGACTGATTGCGTTGCAAGAGTTGCTTCTCGTAAAATAAAGGTGGGGGGTGTCGAGCCCCCCACACACCGAGCAGGGTAGGGACATGGACACAGCAGAGTTCTTGGGCAGGGTGCTGCCCGACGAAGGGTTTTACGTAGCGACAGTTATCAATCCGGACAAACGCGCGCAGAAGTCTTACGAGACCATAGACGCGCTGTCCGGCGCGGTCATCCGGATCGACATTGCTGGTGGTAACGTGTACTACGCAATGTCCTCGTTCATCGAGGCAGGCAATCGCAAGCAGGTGAACGTCAAGCAGACCAAGGCTCTGTTCATTGACATCGACTGTGGCGAGGACAAGCCCTTCGCCGACCAGCGCGAGGGCGCCAAGGCCCTCAAGACATTCCTCAAAGCCAGTGGTCTGCCGCCACCCATGGTCGTCAACTCGGGCCGTGGTCTCCACGTGTACTGGCCGTTGACCGAGGCGCTTGCGCCCGCAGACTGGCAGCCTCTGGCTGACGCACTCAAGGAGTGCGCGAAGCAGCATGGCTTCGAGATCGACCCGGCGGTGACCGCCGACAGCGCCCGAGTGCTGCGTCCCGTGGGTACCCACAACCCCAAGAACGGGGCGGAAGTGACGCTCATCAAGGACGCACCCGACAACGACCCCGACGACCTGCGTCAAGTCTTGCTCCCCTACATCACAAAGCAGCGCCTGCTAGGCGGCACTCCCCGCGGCTTCGCTGCGCAGGTCAAGCCTGTGTCGAGCATCACGGGAGCGCTTGCGTCCGGGCAGGAGTACGAGCCCGCCGTTGCGGGCAACATCATCGAGGGCTGCGCACAGGTGCGCTGGGCTGCCAATAACCAGAAGGATGTAGAGGAGCCGTTCTGGTATGCGCTGCTTGGCATCGCGGCCTTCTGCGACGACCCGGAAGGGACGGCTGTTGCGTGGTCAGACCAGCACCCGGACTACGACTATAGTCGTACTGTCCTCAAGGTGGAGCAGTGGAGAGGCAAGGCCACGGGGCCAACCACCTGTGCCAAGTTCAAGGACCTGCGCGAGAGCGGCTGCAAGAAGTGTCCCTACGCAGGCAAGATCACGTCGCCCTGCCAGATCGGCCGCAAGCTGACTGAGGCCGAGGGCCCAGCCGAGGACGCGCTTGACGAAGTGGCACACGAAGTGCCCATGCCTCCGGGCTTCAAGCGTGTGGCCAAGGGCGGCATCGCCCAGACCATCGACGACACTGACATCATGGTCGTGCCGTTCGACCTGTACCCTGTGAGCTACGGCAAGGATGAAGCCCTTGGCTACGAGGTGGTCCGCTACCACTGGAAGCGCCCGCACAAGGGCTGGCAGGAACTCAAGTTCAGACAAGCCTACCTCGCCGATGGGAACCGCGAGTTCCCCACAGCCATCGCTGACCAAGGTATCGTGCTGCCCTTCAAGGGTATAACCGAGAGGTTTCAATTCATGCTCCGCTCCTACATGGACGAACTGCGCAGGCTCAAGACAACCACCAACCTCTACACCACGCTGGGGTGGAAGGAGGAGAACTCCCTGTTCGTACTCGGCGACAAGCAAGTCCGTAAGGATGAGCAAGGCCAGACCGTGGTCGAGGATGTCGTGCTATCCTCTGCAGTGCAGCGCATCGGCACTGGGATGTATGGCTCCAAGGGTGACCACGAGAAGTGGATCAAGATCACCAAGCTCATGGAAGCTGCCGGGCTCAAGGCCCACATCTTCGCCATGGGTGTGTCCATGTCCGCCCCGCTCTACCAGTTCACCGGGCTCAAGGGTGCAGTGCTCTCGCTCTACGGGCCGACGGGCAGCGGCAAGTCGCTGGCACAGCTGGCGATGCAGTCCATCTGGGGCAACCCTGTCGAGTTGCACTTCCAGTCTAAGTACACACAGAACGCGCTGTTCACCCGCCTGTCGTTCCTGAACAACCTGCCCATGACGATCGACGAGACCACCATGATGCCCGACAAAGAGGTCGGCGACTTCATCTACGGTGTGACGCAGGGCCGGGACAAGAGCCGCCTCAATGCCCGGGTGGAGGAGCGTGACCCAAAGACATGGGCTACGCCTGTGACCCTGTCAACCAACCGCCCCATGGGCGGCAAGCTGCTGGCTGGTAACTTCGAGACTGACGCGCAGATGGCCCGGATGCTGGAGCTTTCGTTGGAGAGTTCGGACATCTTCACCAAGAGCACGGATGTGGGGCGCAAGTTCTACAACACCATCACCCGCAACTACGGCCATGTCGGCCTGCTGATCCTCCAGTGGCTGGTGGACAAGGGCGAGGTCGCCATCGTCAAGATGATCGCCGACCACATGGTCGCCTTCGAGAAGAAGTACAAGGTTCGGTTCAGCGGCGAGGAGCGGTACTGGGAAGTCATGATCGTGCTATCCGATCTGATGAACATGATCGCCGTGCAGAATGGCTGGGTGGACTACGACTACACCAAGGCCACTGAGTTCGCACTGGAGCAGGCTGGCATGATCCGCCGCAGCATCAGCGCCGCCAAGCTGGATGAGTTCGATCTGCTGGGTGAGTACCTCAACGAGATGCGTGCTGCCACTGTCCTCGTCTCCCACATCGACGGCCACGATCTGCCGATCTACGATCCCAGCAGGCTGCCGCGCGCAGAAGTCCGGGTGCGGTTCGACCTGCACCGCAAGGCCACCAATGCCAAGAACGACCGGGGCATCCTACTTGTGGACCGCACCCACTTCCGTCAGTGGATGGCCAGCCGGGGCGGGGACTGGAAGAAGTTTAGCGACGTGCTCGTGTCGGAAAGCATCGACGCCACCCCCGCATCCAAGAAGGCCATCCTTGGCCGGGGCATCCCAGAACTGCGGCTCCCCCAGACCTACGTGGTTGGCATCAACCTTGCTCACGACCGGCTCCACACTCTCTTGGAGAATGAGGATAACCGGCCGGAGAGCTTGACGCTGGGACAGCTACGCCCCGTTACACGCCCGCAGGTCCACTAGTTCTGGATCATCAGGTCGATCAGGTTCTGCAGATCACGCTCGGCAGCATTAGGCGCGGCTCTCAGGGTACGCTCCGTTGCCGAGCGGCTGCCCTCCTTGAGGGCACGCTGCGAGTTCTTCACGAAGTTCTTGATCTCCAGAGCCGTGCCCTTGGACGCAGTGTTCCACTCGTCTACCGACTCCTCGATCTGCCGGGCGAAGTCACGGTCGTTGCGCATCATGGCGCCGACCCATGCGGTCCGGTATCCCGTAACCACCTCACGCTGGTAGTCCGTCATGCGCTTGGCAGCGCGGATGACTTCGTACTGGTTGGCAGCTGCCGTAGGGTAGAAGCCCAGCGCCCGGGCAAGGATCGTACTAGCACCCATGTCCGGCGAGACGGTGTAGCCACGGCGGTCAACCACAGCACCCGACTGGGTGTAGGCGTAGGTGTCGGCGAGGGCGCGGATCATGGTCACAGGTGCTTCCCGGGCTGCAGTCTCCAGCGTCGTCGTGGTTGAGAACGGCACAGCCAGCAGGTCCGCTGCGAACTGGGCAGTGCCAAAGAGCATTGCTGGCATGGGTCCGGCTATGTCAGACAGGCCACGTGTTACGTCGGCGCCAGCCAGCAGGATGTCGGTGGCGGGCAAGAGGTCACCTAGCGAGGTGCGGCCCGCGATGTCAGCCGGGAGGTACTGGTTGACAATTCCCTTGAGCAAGTACGGCGACATGCCGGGGAAGATGTCGTCGATAAACTGCGACGCCTCATAACGGATGCCACGCCAGCCGGAGATTTTCAGCTTCTGTGCCAGCGTGTCGAGTATGTCCTCAAGGTCCTCGGCGAAGGGCAGACCAGTCAGACCAGTCAGCATCCACAGGGCGACGATCATCCCGGCCTTACCGCCACGAGACATGTTCATGAACATCTGCACGGACGTGGTGGGGAACACCTGATACATGTAGGCGAATGACTGGATGCCCGAGCGCCATGCAGGCGGGCGGTTGAGGACAGAGTATTCACCCATGGTGAACTGCAGTGTCTGCACCGCGAACTGCTGTGCTGCGGCAGCAGCGTCAGCCTCGGACATACCAGTTGCCCGCTTGCGGGCGTACTCAAGGCGGTAGGCGGTCAGGCCGAGAGAGCGCCGCGATGCCTGTTCAGTGACGTTGAACGTCCACATCCACCCGTCGAGGAACTTCTGCTGGAACCCCTTGGTCACGCGCCCGCGTGCGGTGCCCACCAGTGCGTTGGACTGGGCGGGGATCATGGCCCCGTCGAGGATTTCCTGCGCGATGAACCGCGCCTCATGCGCCGCCAGCTTGTACTGCTTCTGCAGTTCAGGGCTGTTGGCCACCTTCTCGTAGAACTCAGCAGTATTCATCTCACCACTGATGATGCCCGGCCCGCCCACGTGCGCAGCCGCACGGTGCAGTTCCGCGATGACCTTGCCTGCAGAGAAGCCGCCGCCGAAGGCAGTCTTGGCATTGTAGCTGGACAGGTACGGGATGCCGTTGGTGTAGACGCTGAGCATGTTGAGCGCACCCGTGGCCACCGAGCCGCCGAGTTGCATCATGGAAGTGGCTGCCCGAAGCCGCGATACCATCGGGCCCGCGCCAAAGTCAGACTCATCCACGTTCTTGTTGCCGTCGAGGAAGGCCACGGTTCTGGCTGCCTCGTTGTAGAACTGGTTGCCTCGGCGCGGCTTGCCGCCACCCGGGTTGGTCTGCTCGTGCATGTAGGCGTACTGCTCGTACTCCCGCTGCGCATCGACCTTGGCCTCGCGCGACAGGGTGGCGTCCTTGGCAGCATCCTCGGCCCGCTTCTTGAGCCACTCCAGCTGTGTCGTACCATCCGGACGGCGGGCGTCGGCGTTCCAAAGCGCCATGGTGGACGACATGCTGCGGTCCATAAGCTCCGCCAACCGCGGACGGACAATGGTCTTGGAGATGGTGGAAGCACGGCTCTCGATGTGGCGCATGGTAGCCATGACGCCGTCAAGGTCAGCACCCGGAGTGAACACACGCTCCAGCCGGTTACGAGCTGCGCTGTTCTGTTTGGTCAGGGCGACGATGATGTCTTCCATCTTGTCGGGCGTCAGGGCGATGTCGAACTGGCGCAGGCCCCGGATAAACTCGTTGAGGTTCAGCTGCGGCGGGGCAGCCACGGAGTCCAATGCGCTTTCAGACACAGCCCGAAGCTCGACAGAGCCCAGCCGGTACTCACCGGCGTCCGTGTCGTAATACATCGCCTCGAACTTGTTGCCCTTGAACAGCCCGTTGACCTTATCGACCATCTCCATGGACTGGGCGGCGTTCTCGAACTGAGAGTAGACCAGCTGCTCACGGTAGCTGTCCTGCAGGCGGACGATCTTGCCACCCACGAAGGCTTCGACGCGCATCTGGTAGGCACCCTCACGCAGCACGGGGGTGTAGCCCGTGGCGATGGTGCGCTTGGTGAACTTGTCTGCGTCCTTGCTTGCCAGCTCGGCGAGGATGACTTGCTTGATCTTGTTTTGTACCACGAAGCGATCTTCACCGATGCGCATCCGCGACTTGAACCCCTGCAGTCGGGCGATCAGATCGTCAGCAGCCTGTGCCTGCATGGCAGCCGGGAGTTCCCGGCGCAGGTCTTTGGTCTCACCCTTCATGAACTGACGCGGCTCGGTCAGCAGCGTGCGCAGCGCGTCGAAGCGGTCCTCGGCTTTACCAAGGAGAGCGGCGTTCGCCGTGCGCAGGATGTCGTTGGCGTACAACTGGTAGTCGGTGTCGAGCACTGCGCGACCAGTCTCGTCCTGCGTTACGTTCGAGGTGTAGAGGTCACCATAGGTCTGGGCCAGCGTGGTCAAGGCCGACCGCTCATCGGCAGTCAGCTCTCCATCAGGCACGGTGCCAGCGATCTGGCGGAAGGCAAGGTCACGCTCTTGCAGCGCACCCTCGTACCGGGCGCGGAGCAGGCGCAGCTCGATGTCATCCATGGCCGAGCGGATTTTCTGGTAGCCCTTCCACTCGATGCTGTTCTCAGTCAGCCCCTTGATGCCGGCAAACTTCTCGGTCTTGGTGACCGTCTTGCCTGCTTCCTCGTAGGAGATTTCGTACTCAAATCCGTCGCGCATCTGCGCCAGCGTGCGGGTGCCCAGTTTCTGCAGTCGATCGACCTCAGGCTGGTTGGCCACCAACCGACCACCTTCCATGCGGAACAGCGGCACGTTGCCGAGATCACCCAGCTTCTTGGTCTGGGCCACAGCGAAGCGCTGGGCTGCGTAGAGCATCTCGTTGACACGGGCAGTCTGGGCATCAGAGATGCCGCCCACTTCGCCAGCGATGGCGCGGTTGAGGACAGTCGCCAGCTTCTCGTTGTAGTCCACCTTGATGGACATGGACAGGTTGCGGGCTTCGTCGAGCAGTTTCTCCAGCGCCAGCAGGCCGGGGTTCTGCCGCGAACGGAAGTTGGCAAGGCTCAGGAATGTGGCCTTGAACTTGTCCCATGACTCCAGACTGTTGACACCCTGACGCTTTAGGTCCTGCCAGCCCTCCTCGAAGTTCATCGGAAGGCCACCAATGGTGTCCATCTGCAGTGCGGCCATGCGGTTCACGTCACGCATCGAGGGCCCGAGCGAAAATCGCCCGGTGTCACCCGAGGTTTCCACACTGTGCAAGCGTTGCCCTACAGCACCCGCATCGAAGGTAACCCCCGTGCCGAAGCGCACGTAGCGCCGGGACTGGTCGAGCAGGTAGCGGGTCATCTCGTCGCCGGTCCGGATGCCCAGCTTGTTCAGGAAGCCCTTGATGGAGTTCCACACGCGGGCCACGAGGCTGGTCTCCAGCACTGCGGCATAGTCCGACAGGTATTCTTCCACCGCCTCAGCCTTGGACAGGCTGGGGTTAGTGGACATGGCTGCGTCAGCGGCGGTCTTGACGGCCGGGCTGTCTGCGTAGAGCTTCTCCATCAGAGCGTCGAACTTCGGGCCGGGCATGATGGCCCGCAGGCCATAGTGGCCCATGCTCTCGTGAGCGAGGACGAAGTTAAGCTGCTGCTCGGTGGCAATGCGATCAGTGAAGACGACGACCTGACCGTCGCCGAAGGAATAACCCATGGCCTGAGCGGTGTCGAAGTCGCCCTGCGGGCGGGCTGCCACGGCGCGGGCGTAGAGCTGCGGGAACTTGGCCTTGAGGTCAGCCTGATTGCGGACCACGGTGACCTTGGGCGCACGCGCCAGCTTGCCGAGGAAGTTCCTGACCAAGAGCTGCACGCGACCGGGCGCGATGGCAGTGACGGGCTTGCCATCCAGATCAACGACACCCTCGATGGTGTTCCAGTTGGCGAGCGAGAAGTTACCGGGTGCACCGACGATCTGGCGGACGCCATCCACTCGGGCGAAGTTCGGGTCGTTGTTGGCCTTGGCATAGCTCAACAGGCTGCGGTCGCCATAGCGAGCATTCGGGTCCGTCTTGCGGACCTCCGCTACAAGCCGGCGGAATTGGGTCTGCCACGCTCCGGTGATGTCAGAGGGGGCGGCGTTGAACTCGTCGATCATCAGCGCAAGCTGCGCTGTGGAAGTATCCACGTCGGTCTTGGCCTTGAGGTCAACAGCGCCCACTTCCATACCGAGCCCGTCAAGGTACTTGTTGACCCGCGCCCTCAGCTTGGGCGTCATGGCTGGATCGGTCAGCGCGTCCTTTAGGCCGCTGATGGAGGCGTCGCGCTCCAACCTGTCCTTGGTGTTGTCGATCGACGTGATGAAGTCGTTGACGTCTGCTTCCAGTTCCTCGGCTGCTGACACCTTGACCGGGGCCTCGGCTACCTCTGCCTCAGTATCCACAACAGTGTCGGGGAGCGTGCCTTGGGACGCCAGCTCGGCAACGCGGGCAGCGGCAGCCTCTGCCTTGACGCCCTCACCAATGGTGTCGCCAGTCTTTAAGAACGTCCACACCTGCGCGAAGTTGGTGCCGGTGTTTCTCATCCGGACCTTGCGTCCGTCGGAGAGAGTGACTGTCTGGTACGGTACGCCTGCTTGCTCCGTGCCCTTCTTAGTGGAGCGCGCGACACTTTCCACGGTAACGGTCGGCAGGGCAGGGACACCCGGGCCCTCGGGCACCGCCTCGGCCCGAGGTTTAGGTTGGGCGGCAGCGCCGCGCTGGACTGCCGCCGCCTTGGGCGCAGCAGCTTTGGCTGCACCCTGACGCTGGATAGTGGTCTGCCCAGTCGGTTTGGTCGGCGCCGGAGGTGGCGGCGGGGGCGCAACAACGCGGTCGATCGCAGCGTTCACTGCGTCGGGGTTGCTGGCGATGAGGGTACCAATGCCCTGCGCATCCGTGCCGAGGTCGGCAAGGACAGCCTGCTGCTGCTCCGGGGTGAGGGCACCCAAGCGCTCGATGACGTCGCGCTGCTTCTTCGGCAGCGGCTTGGCCTTCGGCGGAGCCTTGACCTTGGGCGCAGGTGCGGCCTTCTTGGGCTGCAGGATCGTCGGCACATCCATGATGGGCGCGGCTTTACCCACCCGGCGGCGGTTGCGCAGCTGCTGGTACAGGGCCTGATCGGTGGCACCTTGTTGCGTGGCTGCCACCCAGTCGCGCTGGGCTGCGGGCGTCAGATCGCGCAGCGTCACGCCGCTTTGCTTCTTGCCGTCCTGCGGGCGGAAGGTCTCCCATGCAGCCTCAGCATCCACGTAGGCTTTCTGCTCGGCCGACAGCTGGTCGTAGGCAGCCTGCTCCTCAGCAGTCCGCATGGTTGCAGTCTGTGCCGCACGCTGTGCGTAAGCCGTTTCGATCTCCGCTGCGCGGGCACCCTCGGCCAGTTGTGCCTGACGCGCCGCTTCGGCAGCGGCCTGTTGCTCCGTTGCTTGCTGCGCTGCAGCAGCCTCACGTGCTGCCATGGCCGCACGCAGTTGGTTACCCATCGCAGTGTCAGTGGTCTGACCGGTCAGAAGCGGCGTGGGGGCGGGAGCGCCAACGCGCAAACGTGCGGCCGGAGCAGCAGCGGGGGCAGGAGCACCCGTGGGTGCCACACCCTCAGGGCCAGCAGTGAAGTCGGCAGCAGCCGCGCCGGGCGGCGGCAGCGCAGCAGCGGCAGCAGGACCGGGGAGACCACGACGCAGGCGGGCAGCAGGAGCAGGTGGCAGCACCTCTCCGTCCAGCGTGACGCTACGTTCGATGCTACGTTCGCCGCCGGGGACAGTGACATTGCCAGCCTGACGCTCCTCGGGGCGCAGACCACCGGTCGCGCCGCGCATGAGCCCAACTTGCTGGAGGCTGAGCGGGCGGACGTTGGGGCCTTCGGCACGCGGCGGAAGGTCCATGGATTGCTCGCCGCCAGTAGGAGCCACAGGCACTGCACCGATGGTCGCAGCACCCGGGGTGTACCCGAGCTGCAAGCGAAGGGGCGAGGTCTGGCCATAGAGTTCCGGCGCTGCCTCGGCCGGTGCCTCTTTCTCTGCGACCTGCTTGTTGGCGACGGAGTTCAGGTCTTCCGGGTTGGCAGTCAGCTGACCAGTGGATCGGAAGTTGGCAGCACCACCAAGGCCACCACCGAGGATGGCACCAGCACCAGCGGCCACGAGGATGTCATCACCATAGGTCTGCGCGATGTAAGGCCCAAGCGTGGACCAGTCAGATGCGGTCAGGCTACCACGGACAGTGGGGTCAAACAGCACGGACTCAAGGAACGTCTGCGAGGCTTCGGTCACAGCTTCCGAGAAGCCGGTGCGAGCACCGCCCGTCAGGGCATTGCGCAGGGCACCGCGTGCCGCCTCTTTGCCAGCGGTCTCCGCCGCATCACGAGCCGCACGGGACAGGACTTTGCCTGCCACTGCGTTGATACCGAACATGTCTAGAGCGGTGTTGGTGATGGCGCCGCCGAGGATTTCGGTCTTGACCTCTGGGTTGTTGGGGTCGAACCCATTGCGCACAGCTTGCTCGTAGAAGCTGTTAACGTGCATAGGGAAACTAACCGCAGCACCACCAGCCGTGGCACCGGCTTGGACACCCATGGCTCCAGCGCCTGCAGCGCGGACACCCAGACCGACGGCTCCAGCACCGGTCAGAGAAGCGACAACCGTGGGCACAGCCTGCCACGCGCCGTCAATGATGCGATCCATAAGCGAGCTGTTCTGTGCAATCAGCGCGGAGCGCAGCTGCTCGTTTTCGCTTTGGCCGAAAACATCCTGTGCAAACCCGCGAACAGCGGCCCCAGACTCCGTGGCTCCAGCCATCTCAGCCAGTGCACCAGCACCACCAATGAGGCCCTCAGCCGTCTGCCGCGCGCCCAGACCAAGAAGCTCGCCAACACCACGACGCTCAGACAGCGACGTCAGGTAGCTGCGGTAAGACGATGCCGGCAGCGGAACCCAGCCTTCACCCTGCGGTGCAGTGGTCGTGGGGGCCTGTGCCGTCTCCAGTGCGGAGCGCACATCAGTGGCAGCAAACGTCTTATCACCAGCGAACATCTCGTTCGTGGCTTGGTTAAAGTAGGCCGGAGCAGTCTGCGCCTGCGGCGCTTTGATCCGCTTGGCGGACTCCATGGCGTACTGGCCCGGGACGTACTCGGTGCCGCCAACAAGCGCGTCAGCCTGCGTGCTCTGCAGATTGCCGACACCCATCCGGGTGGCAGGGTCACCAGCGAGAGGGGCACCGGGGACACGAAGCCCCACCCCCATCGACCGGTTTGTCGGACTTCCGGGGAATCCCTCAGCCATGTGTGCCTCCCTTAATAGACTTGTTCGTAACGCGTGATCTCGTTGCCAGTGGCGTCAACTTCGGTGACGGGCCTGTACTGGGCAGTTGGTTCGCCGTTACGGAACACCATGATGATACCGGTTTGCTCATCCTTTTGGAAGTCAATTGCGTCTTGCTCGCCGAACCCGAGGTCGCGCTTCATGGCCAGTAGGTCAATTTCAGTCAGGCCGACAGTCAGCGCCTTGTCTGCGTCGATCGCAGCTTTCTCGCCGTACTCGTAGACGTTGGCCTCGGCCTGACCCATACCTTTGGCCTTGGCTTCGGCCCCCATCGTGGCCAGTGCAGCCTGCTGCTGTGCATAGTTGGCGTCAGCCAGCATCAGGGTCTCGTCAGCGAGTACGTTCATGTCCACGCCCTGCTGATACAGGTCGCCGTTGACGTACATGTCGTAGACGCCGGCTGCGGTGGGCACGAACTCGTACTGCATCCCAGTGATCTCGGACCAGATGGCGTTGAGACGCTGCGGAGCGTTGCTGTACCGCGCCTCGCTGATGGCCATGCGGGCCACGCCTGCTTCCAGCGCGATGTCCAGCTCCATGATCTTGGAAGCTGCAGCTTGGTAGGTCTGCATGTCGTTGAACTCAAGCGCAGCTTGGGCCAACTGGACCTGACGATCGCGTTCAGACATGAGCCGGGTAACGGCGCGGTTAGGGGCGCCGGGCTCACCCATTACCGGCGGCGCAGGCGGACGCTGGTCAGCACCTGTGCGGGCCATCAGCTCGTCAACAAAGACGTCTTCCTGAGTGCGATCAGGCGAGCCTAGCTTGGGGCCGAAGGTCAGCTGTGTCGGTTGCGTCGGCGTCACGGCACCAGTGGACAGCACGAGCTGTTGCCCGTCAGGCATGGTCACAGCCACTTCGGGCGGTGTACCGGCGGTCGGCGCGGGAGCTGCGGGGGCTGCGGCGGCAGCCGGGGCGGCAGCATTTGCCCCGAAGTACCCCTCTCGCGCCATCTTCTCTGCGTCCACGAAGCGCTGCCCCGCGGAGTCGAACATGGTCTGCCCAAACTCTGGGTACCCAAGAGCGGACGCACCAAGGCCGACTGCACCTGCGCCCAGACCGACCACGCCCTCAGCGGCACCCACGATGTTACCGACGATACGGTCCGTGGTGCCCAGAAAATTCCCCGCTTGGTCGTAGATATAATCCCTTACGGGTCCCGCCCCGCGAGCGATAGCCTCCGCCGTGGTTTCGTTGCCCGGTGGCAGCAGTAGGTCCTCTCCCGTACCGCCACCGACAGAGGTGGACCCGGCACCGCCAGCAATAATGTTGCCGCCGCCAAACGAGAGCGGGGTGTAGACGGGCTGGCCACCGGCCACCGGAGCAGCAGTGGCAACGGGCGGGCGCACACCGGCGGGGGCGGCAGCAGGGCCTTGCCGATCCCTTGCCGTACCGGGAGCAGCGGCGGGTAAAGTCAACCCAGCAACTGCAGGGGCAGCGCCGGGCGTGCCGAGAAGTTCAGCGTAGCGTTTGTTCATAGCCGCAGTGCGGGTTCTGGCTGCAGCCGCAGCAGCATCTGCCGCAGCGCGGCGGCGCTTGGCTTCCTCACGGTCTTCGATCTTGAAGGCTTGGTCCTGCGCCCGGAAGCTCATGACTTGGCGCGCGTCGCGTTGGTTGAGCGCGGTGTTGACACCCGCGCCGAAGGTTTCCGACATGCCACCGCCCGGGGCACCGATGCCACCGATGATGCGCTTACCGAACGTCTGGACCATGAGTGCCTCCTATTAGGCGATATTGCCGTACATCTGCCCGAAACCGCCAGCCAAGTCTTTAGCAAAATCGGACCGGCGTTTGTACAGGTCTTCGTAGATCGCCATGTTCAGCTCTGCGCCGGACGTCGGCACGTCGGTGGGCAGGGCTGTGAGCCCCGCGGCTTTGGTCTGCGCAGCACGAGCCTGCTCGCCAGTGACAGCGGCAGTGCCCACACGGGCACCCTCGATGGCGGCACGACGACGCTCCGCAGTCTGGAGACCCGGGCGACCAGAGATGGCAGCAGTCCGCTCGACATCGCGTAGGCCGCGCTGGGTATTCATCTGAGCCTCGGCAAACGCACGCTCGGGGTTGGCTTCGCCAGCTTGGAGCAGAGAACGCGCAGCGCCAAGGCGCTCGTTGAACACGCCGCGCTCGGTGGCGGCGGTCTCCATGTTGCGCTCGACTGCTTCCCGTTCTTCGGGGGTCAAGTTCTGCGGCGCCTTACCAAACATAGCCATGGCGACCGGTGCGAGGTTGCCGATGTTAAGGCCCGAGAAGAACCCGCCAGCAGCAGGGGCTGCGGCAGCTGCGGTTGTAGCAGCGACGGCAGGAGCGGCAGCCGCCGTGCCAGCGGCGCCGGCAGTACCAGTGGTACCAAGGATGGAGGCAGTCGACCCCGGGGCCGCGCCGCTGAACAGACTCCCCTTACCGAATAGACCACCACTAGCCCCGCCAGCGGCGCGTGCCGCACCGAAGCCGCCAAGTCCACCAAGAACGGCTCCGATTCTAGGGTCTACCCCAGCTGCGGCCGCACCAAGCCCGCCGATGGCGGCACCAGTCAGCGCAGAACCAAGAGCCCCGGAGATACCGATGGCGCCAGCGATGGGGGCAGCGATGAAGGGGGCAGCGATCATGGCCACAGCCCCGGCTACTTTCTTGAGCCCCTTCCAGACTTTAGACAGGAATCCCATTACGCTTCTCCTTTGTCGTCCATGCCACGCGCCTTGGCAATCAGCTTGTCAAAATGATCCGTACCGAGCCGGCGCGTCACGTCTGCCGGGATGACGTACTCACCCTCGTGGGCGTTGATCGGGATCGACCCGTCCGGGTTTGCGCTCTTGGCGGGCAGTGGTCCGCCCTCAGCCATCGACATCTGGGGGGCCTGTCCTGCGGACATCGGTGCGGGTTGCTGCGGTGCAGCAGGTGCCTGCGCTCCACTGCCCATGGTCTTGCCGATGATGTAGAGGATGATGAGGAAGCCCTGATCGTACTCCTCGCCGACGTCCTCGGCGTCAAGCATACCCTGACGAATCAGCACCTGCCGCAGCTGCGGCCACATCTCCGGGTTCTGCAGCGCCGTCGTGGCAACCTGAACAAACATGTTGAGGCTTTGGGCGTCGATCTCACCAGCCGCCATGGCCTGCTCGACCTGCGCCTTGATCTGCGCAACCTGCTGTGGGTTCTGCTGCATGAACTGCTGCGCCTGCTGGTCAACAGCCGCGAAGTTAAGCGGACGCCCTTGGCCACCCTGCGGGGCGAGACCAACCACGGGAGCGCCACCCTGCTGGGCGACGTTCATAGCCATAGGCGAGGCACCCATGGGGCGCTGCGGGATACCGCCGGGGCCGACCATGCCGCCTTCGGCGTAGGACTGCGTGGGCATAGCAAGCATACGCGCCAGCGCGGGCGGCAGATCGAGCGACGCAGTCGACGGGCGCATAGGCACACCACCCGGACCAACCATACCACCAGCCTCATAGGTCGGCACACGCGACCGCTCAGCGTTGCGGCGGCTGATCTCCTCGCCGATCAGAAGCAGGTTACTGGAGTCGATAAGGTCGGAACCTCCGCTCGGGGGAACCACGGGTGGGGTTATGACGGGCAGGTCTATGGTAGGTGCTACGGGCACCACAGGCTGCACAGGCTGAGCCGAACGACCTTCACGCTCGCTACGTACCGGCATGGCTGCGGCTTGCTGCGCACCATAAAGATTACGAGCCACGTTGGCTGGGTCGGTAGAAGTGAGCCCTTGAATAGAGAGGGCTCCGTACTCCGGCGCGGCAGTCCGCACACCGGTGCGCGTGTCTTGGAATCCGTCTCCTACACGTACTATATTTGGACGCGCCTCTGGTCGGGGGGACGAGGTTGGCGCTCCGCCTCCGCCTCCGCCTCCGCCGCCCTGTCCGGCCGGGGCAATGCCCAGAGCATTACCAGCGCGAGACAACGCGCCACCGCCCGAGAACGTGGCACCAGACCTGCCCGCACCGCCGCCGTCGAACATGTCACGAAGGCCAGTGTATCCGCCGCGTGAGGGGGCTTTTGCCATACCGGGTATCCTTTCAGCGTCTCAACTGTGAGATCAGAGTATTTAATGCTGCGCGCAGTGCAGCAACGTCGTTCGTCAGGGACTGCACGTCACGAACCAGCAACTGATAGTCGGACAAAGACGGCACCTGTGCACCACTGATTGTAAACCCCGATCCTACAGCAGATACTGCACGAATGGAAGGTTCTGGTGCACTGGTAATAGCGACCGACGACTTTAGCAATGCTCTGCTGGACAGGTCCTGTTCGCCACGGGTGCCAATCAGAAGCTCGATGTTCTGCTTCATGGCACTAAGGATGCGAACCTGCCACTCCTCTACGCCAATCTGTGGCAGTGAAGGGATACCTGTAAACCGTGCCATTACGACCTCGCCAGTGACGCCGGTGTTTCGCCCAGATGGACTGCGCGAACCCGGACTGTACCTGTAATCCGAAACTCGTAGGTGTCCGTCTTATAACCCGCTGGTAGTCGGAATACATCGCTCGACGCCCGCGTCGTCGTGAGCACCTCAGTCTTGTTCGCATACAGCGTGAAGGTGACCGGCTCTGTAACGGACCAAGTCACATCGGCATCTTCCCAGTCCACATCGTACTGCCCCCAGATGGGGGACGGCGTCACGCCGGCGTAGTCACCGATCACACGCGCAGCGCCGAGGTTAAACGGAACCTGCGATACGAACACCTTGGACTTCCACGCGTAGTCCGAGTTCGGCTGGGTCGGATCATCCCAGCGCACGATGTCGCCGTTGGTGCCGGTGACGTAGTAAAGCGCCCCGGCAATAGGGTCAAACCACGTGGCGGTGAACGTCAGGTCGTAGTTAATGAAGTCGCCCGGGGCTTGTCCGTCTTGCGATCGGCGGTAGAAGAACGCACCCGTGCTGTGGGAACCGAAGTACATACTGTCGTAGAAGGCGCCCACGATCGTGTTCGGGTCCAGTGCCTCGTTCCATGTGTCCGGGCTGTGCGCCGGAGCCGTGGCGATCTGAACCCCACCGACAAACGACGCCAGCGCCAAACCCTCGTGCGTGGCGTACATGACACCGACGTCAGTCTGCACGATGCTGCGCTTGCTCAGGCACGGGTAGTTAGTTGAGTACCGCGTGGTCGACAGGACCGACGGGTCAGACCCGGAGATCACATAAGGGAAGCCCTCAGTCATCACGAGCAGATCGCTGCCAAGAGCGACCATGCCTACGATGTTGTACTCCAGCGAGATTTTGTACTTGTTAGGCCAAGCGTGGAACTCACCCGGCTCAGAGAAGTAGACGTCGTTGCCTACGAACCCGGCCATGATGTTGTTCTGGATCACCGTGATCCCCTGCAGGTCGACCGGCGGCGGGTCGTACTCATTCGACACCAGTGTGTCGAGCAAGCTGCGGTAGTTGAAGTCGTCGGTGAAGTTGTACGAAGCATCGCCCCAGTAGCGAGCAGCGTCCCCCGGGGGGTTCTCAGCCACATCGTAGTAGACTGTACCGGTCGCCGTCGTGATGCCGGTGTTTGAACCGACTTGCGCGTAGGCGATCGAAAATCTGTCGATCACGCTGGTGACAACTCCACCAGTGATGTCGAACCCAGCCTCGCTGCACCCGGACAGCTTGAACCGGTCGCCCTCGATGAACTTGTGTGGCTCGGCAAACCTGATGGCAGATACGTTCGACGACCGTGCCACGGCGTCGATAGCCTGCGGGAACCACAGTGTGGCCAAGCGGAAGTAATCTGCCTCAGCTGTCTGGGCGGTCGTGGCTAAGGTTCGGTAGAGGCGGATGCCACGGATGAAGTTGTCGCCAGCTGGCGGAGCAGTCGGCAGACCAGAGACTGTGACGATCTGGCCTTCCTTGATGAAGATAGCAGACGATGGCTCTGAGCCGATCGACTCCTCATCCCACGGCGTGTACCACGTGTAGAGGTAGTTGCGAGACTGGACCAACCCGCCAAGGTCTAGGCGACCGTCGGTGTTCGTGGTCAATGCGATCTGCGCCCCGGGCGAGAAGTAGGTCAGCGTCGTGGAGTTGATGACCGTCGCCGTCGTGGTGACGTTAAGGTCGCGGATGTCCCACCGGCAGTCACCAGATGTGGAGCCTGATACCGTGTCGGCCACGGTGAAGGTGTTAACCCCTGTAACCGT